GTTGGTTCATGAGCAATTACACAGCGACCGCCGGGATCTTGTACGCGGTGCCGGTGGAGTCCTTGATGGTGATGTAGCCGGTTGCCGTGGGTGCGCCAGCGACGTAGGCGTTGCCGAGCTGGAGGTCTTTTCCGCTCGCAACCGTCAAGCCTGTAGCCGATGCCGAAAAGTGGACGGCGCCGTTGTAGTGAATTTCGGTTGCGTAGCTACGACCGCTCGGAGTGCCGAGACTCATTTTGCCGGTGGAGTCATCGTACTGCGCGAATGCAAACGTCTGGCTATCGTCATTCGACCAGCGGATGATGCCTGTCGTCGCCGCACGAATTTTGATATCTCCGTTGACTTGGAGTTTATGGCCGGGACTCGACGTGCCGATGCCGACGTTGCCGCTGCTCGTCGCGAAGTTCGCGCCCAAAGTACTAGACAAAGACGTGAACGCGCCCGTGCTCGGAGTCGTCGCACCGATAGGCGTCGAGTTCAGACCACCGCTAAAAGTAGGACTATAGGCACTAACCTTTCTGGTATTATTGGTAGTACCATCAATGGCCAGATAGTCGTCGGAGGTAGTAGTGGTGGCGGTTACCGCCAGATCTTTGATGCGTACGTCTGCCATGGTAGTAAATTATGAGTAAAAAGCAAATATAATGCGGTCTCCTAATTCGGCCACGCAATTGTGCCGGTGACGCTGTTGACCCTAAACAGAAAAGTTTCGGCAATTAGTTGCCCCCGAACGCCGCCAGCGCCGTCGCCAATGGTGGTGTTGGTGAACACAACAATGTTTGACAAGGTTAGCATGTTGTTTGTGGCGTTCCACGTAACGTTTGACGTGCCAACTACAGTCGTACCACCGCCAATTGTCGCATTGCCAGACGCCAACGTAGTATTGTTAATGACGTTGCCACTGCCAAACATGTAGCTCGCTAGCATCTTGCAAGTGCCGTTGGTAATGCCATCCAGCACCACGTAGTCATCGTTGGCAGCCGTGGTTGTTGTGGTGGCAAAGTCTTTGATGCGTGACGACGCCGCAAACAAGATGACCGAAATTGCAACAAAGAAGGCAATATTGAGGAGCCCATTCTTCATTGAGCGTAGATAATTTCGGTGCCGTCGTCGGTTACAAGCTTATCGCCCGTGCTAGTTATGAGGTTATTAACCTCGCTATAAGCGTTTGTGGCACCCGACCCCAGACTGCCTGAAAGGAGATTAAGCCAACTGCCAAGGCCCTCATTCATTATTGGGTGATTTCGCTTGCGTGAATGGTGGCACTATTGGCAGTTAGCCGAATAAACTTGGCAGCCGTAGCCATCTCCTTGCTCCACGTGTATTTGGTGCCAGCGGCAAGCTGGTGCCCGTTGGTCGTCGTGGGCGCGCTGCCGTCAATCGTACACATCACGTCGTAGCTTTGCACGTCAAACATGACCTGGCGCGTCTTTTCGTTAAAAGCTGTGGCAAACTGCACGCCGCCAGCCGTGTCGTCAACGGTGAGCCGCTGGTCAGTAGCTCCCGGCGTTGGGTAGGGATAGAACGAGGCTGTGTTAGCGGTGGACATGACTTAACGGGAATAGCGGGTTTGTTGCGTTGCGTGGGTGCGGATTCGTTTGCCAGCGAGGTTGATGTTGCGCTGGTTCTGAATGTTGCCCAATTCTAGCACGAGCAGGCTTTCAGCGTAGGCTTCCTCGGCCTCAGCCTTGTCTATCTGCTTGTCGTACCGCAGAAAGTCGGCTACCGTCCCGTGAGTTGCGTAGTGGAAGAACTCCAGCGGGATGTCGTCGTTGGTGCTGTTGTTGTACGGACCTTCCCAGCGTTGCTTGTAATCCACGTAAAAAGACGTAGCATCTGCTGTGTCGCCAACCACTTGCGCCCCATTAGCAGTGACAACAAAATCATACTCAGTTACGCTATTGGTCTGGTAAGGACTGTTGTTGTAGATGCGCAGGAAGGTATCGATTGAGTCTAGCGCCCCCTCGGTAAACGAAATAACGCGGCTAGAGGCCGCCCTAGCCTCGCCCAGCGTCAAGTAGCGGGGCCAGTAGGCGCTGCGCCGGTAAGCCGCAAAGATGCGCCGGTTCACGAAAGACTGGATCAGCGTATCTTCCTCGGACGTAAACGTGGTGTTACCCGTAAGCCCTTTTACCAGCGTGTAGAGGTTGCTGTATGTGTCCGTCTGCATTAGAGTTTGTTAGGAGACAGGTGTGGGTAGCGTTTCTGCCAATCCTTCAGGAACTCCTTACTGTGGATTTCCTCACGCCCGTAGCGTCTCTGAAGCAGGAAATACGTGTCAGCAGGGATGTGGGCTACGCAGCGCCCGAGCCCTTGAATTTCTTTCGCTTGCTTGAGTTCTTTAGCTTGGTGAGCAGCAACAATTTCGTTTTTACGCTCAAGCTGTTTCTGCAATTGCCAGCCCGTTTTGATTTCTTTGATGAGGGCATCGCGTACAGCCGTATCGGACGGCAACGTGTGAATGATGTGCATGAAAAAGGCGAGCCGTCTAAGCTCGCCCGATGATAGCAGCATCAAATGGTGGACAACCTAGTAAAGTAGTCCTGGTACTGCCACTTGGGACCTCCGGCCCTAGACCACCTAGCCAGCGCGTTCTCGCGGATTTGCCGTTTGTTTAACATTACAGGCGAATTGAGACGCATGGCCATCTGGTCTACCGTCTCGCACCTCCAACCCGTTAAACCGTGATTAACCGTCTCCGTAAAGCCTCCCCAGTTGGTGCTAATGACGGGCACCCCGCAAAGTTGGGCCTCGCAGGCAACGTTACCAAAAGGCTCCAGCGTACGGGTAGGACAAATCAGCCAATCGGCCCCCTTGAGCAATTCCAGCTTCTTTGCGTACTCTACCGCGCCAAGATACTCAGCGCCAGCAGTAACAAGTTTCCTATCGCCATAACCAGCAACAAGAAGTCTCCGCCCTGCTGCTTTGGCAGCTTCGCAAGCGTCCTGAACGCCTTTCGTGGGCGTAACCCGCCCAAGAAATAGCACATAGCCACCCGACTCACCTTGCTGATACTCGTCGCTGTCATAAAAGCAGTTGATAACCGTGTCTTTAGGGCTTGGACTTTCCGAGTCCTTGTAGTGCCTACCCAAACAGAAGGCACGCCACGTATGGCTCTCCCATACCCTGTAACGGGAAAAATGGCCAGTATAGCCTATTCCATACTCCACCACCTTTAGATCGGGAACAAGGTTCGGCAACTCAATGTGGGCATTGCCTCCCACCACACAGACAAAATCGCCATTCTCCTTGCGCTTGTTTATCTCCATCGCCACCTGACGGTTGTACTTCATCCATGTTGGGTGCTTAAAGGACCAGTCGGGATAGATGTACGGCTTGAACCCCATGCAAAGGTTGCTCTGGGCGGCCTTGTCAATGCAGGTTACAAACTCGTCACACACGGCTTCGTTTTCCTCGCCGCCATATAGGAAAACGGTGTGCCCCAGACTCTTAAGAAGCCAACAGAAGTTGATTGCCTTCTGGCTAAACCCGCACAGTGAATAAGCTTTTGTCGTGTTGCTCTGGGCAACGTTAATGACGTGAAACCGCATAAAAACAAAAAGGGAGCCTGCCGTTTAAGCAGGCTCCCCTTTGCTTTTAAGTCAACCCGTTTACGAGGTCGGCGGATTCAACTGCCGCCACGCCAGCACCCACGAACCAGCCGTGAGATTGGCGTGCGTGCCGTTGAACTCCAGATAGAGATCAACCGCAGACGTGGTGTTGTTGCTTGCGCCCTTGATCGGGAGCGTTGCACCCGTCGTAGACTGGGCAAACGCATCACCCGTGTTGTACAGGATTTGCGTCGCCCCATCAACGTCGCCGTTGTCCAGCAGTTCATCGGGGTCAGCAGCCGTCCAGCCGAAGTCAATCGTCAGGTCGGTGGTGCCCGCCGGATCGACAACCTGCGACAGAACCGCATCAGTGATGATGCCGCCAGCCGGCAGTTCGCCAATAATCTTCTGGTTGGCCGCGCCAAGCGTGCTGAGGAAGCCCGTGCGTTGAAGGTCCACGTAGTCAAACGCGAACTTGTGAGAGAAGCCGCCGACAGCGGCCTCGTTAACAGTGAGCTGTGCCATGTTGATTAGTCCTTGGTTAAGTGTTAGAAGCCAATGACCTTGCCGTGAGCACCAGGATGGGCAACCTTGAGGGTGCCGGTCCAGTCAACATAGCCACGGGGACCACCGCCGAGGTCCGGCAGACGGCTGGATCCCAGCGTAATCAGCTCGCCCACCGAGTAGTACTCGGGGTTGAGCAGATAGCCGGAATCCTTGTTCGTGGTGTCGGTGGCGCAGTCGGGGTTCATGTCCACAATCGCCACGATGCCGTGATGCGACTGATAGACACTAACCGCCAGCTTGACAAGCTCCGAGCTGTTGTCGTTGTTCCACGCGCGATTGGCGCCCGTGGTGGAATCCGCGCGAGCGAAGTCCGTAATGACGCGCCGGAGGGCCGTGTCCGCAACGAGCGTGAGGTCCTGCGCTTTGCCGCTGACGCGGTAGCACGAGGTAATCATGTCGTTGAGGATGGTTTCCGTGAACGTGCTGGACGCATGGATCGACGCAGACGGCGTGCGATAGGCAGCCGGAACGTCGGTAGGACCCGTGGAGTCAATCCAGTCGCCGAGGCCGCGCATCGCCGTGGCAACACCGTCGCCACCAGCATCGCGGTCCTGCGTGGACATGAGCGTCTTTTCAACGTCGCGCTTGAGTTCGCGGATCGCCTTCGCTTCCGCGCGGGCAATGTCCTGAGCGCCAGCGGACTCGACGGCTTCCTGGATGTCGGAAACCATGTAGTCGCGCCGCAGCTTTTGGACGTAATTGCCAAGGCGGGCAACATCAGCGAACTTGTCGGTGAACGTGCTAACGTCGGCACCCTCAACCACGCCGGTCGAAACCGGAGCAGCGAGCTTATCGACGCCCCACTCGACGAAGCGAGCGTTGCACTTGAACTTGGAGGCACTCGACAGAATCGGGGTTTCCGAAGGAGCGAGGAGCGAGACGGCATCGTGCAGGTCTTCGCGGTTAAGAGCCGCTGAACCGGGCGAGCTAGTGTCGTAGGAGTTACTAAAGGCCATTGTAGGCTAGAGTTTTACCGTTTTACGGGTTGAGAGTTTCTGAGCGCGGAGGGCTACCCAGTCGTTGGTACTTCCTGTTTTCTTAAACCGGCTTTCAATCTCCTGCGTCTTGGCCGTCTCGCGGGGTGCGGGCTTCTCTGAAGCCGCTGCCGCCGTGGTCGGACTAGACGGTGGAGTGAGCGTAGATTTGGCAACGGGCTTAGTCTCAATCCCAATCTCGCGCCGCCCGTAGATGCTGTTGGTAGCATGGGCAAACACGTAATTGAGCGTGGGCATAGCCTCTGGAACCGCCTTCTTGATTTTCTCAACCAGCGGGCTTCCAATGACTGCCTCGTACCGCTTACGAACCTCGTTGTCCTTATCCTCAAGCCAATTAAGCTCCTGTCGAGCTCGCTGGCTAAGGGCCTGCTCGGCTTGGGCGCGCTGCGTTTCCTCCTGTAGTTCCCGGTAACGGGCAGGAATGTACTCATCGCGGGCCTCGCGGGCATTGCGAAGAACCTGCTTCAACTGGCGTTTGGTGTACTGCTGTCCATTCTCGTTTGCCACGATGTCGTCCGGCATACTGCCTTCTGCCTCGTCTAGCACCCGTTCAGCCCACTTCACAATCTCCCGGTAGGTCTTGTCCTTGTTGGACAACTCCTCGGGGTTGCTGATGTCCTTGAACGGATTGTTCTCCACCTTCGGCGCTTGAGGCACCTGCTGCTGTTGCTGGCGCATTGCGGCCTCAAGTTGCGCTGCCTTCTCTTCCGCCAGCTTACGCTTGGCAGTGAGTTCGGCGACACGCTTCAAAAGCCCGCTCTTGCCTTTCTCAGCAAGCTCGGCGATCTCTTCGTCCGTAAGCTCATCTACGTCCTTTGAAAGAACTGCCTTGTCTGGCTTGGCCTCGTCCTTAGCGCCCTCCTGTGTGGGAACTTCGGCCTCGGTTTCAGCCCTCTTAGGCTCCGGTTCAAGCTGCTTCGGCTTTGGCTCTTTTGGAGCCATCCTCTCAGCGTGCTTGGCGACTCGGGACGCCAGGAAATCGGCTTCCGTCATCGGCTTCTTTTCCACGGCTGGTTTAGAGTCCTCCGCGTTGGACTTAACGACTGCTTCTGACATAAGGTTGGTTGCCACCCCCTAGAACGCCGGGGCGATTGCGCAACGCCTATATACCAGAGCTTTTACGTGCCGCGCAAAGTCTCAACCCACCGATCCCTCATTTTGAGGTAGTTGACCTGATTGAGAATGTCGTCTGCCTGACAGATGCGCCCGGCCAAATACTGCAAGGACTCGGTTGGGCGGGCGTGCATTTCAGCAATGGCACTTTCCCGCGCCCGATAGAGCGTCTCAGCAAACAGGTAGAAGTCGCGGCTGTTCTGGAGCCGCTCTAGGGCGTCTTTGTCAAAGGTCATTGCATGTTCTGGGTTTTCATGCCGCCCATCTGGGCCGGCGCAGTTCCGATGCGACCGATCTCGGCGTTTTGCATCTGCTGGATAGCGAACTGGTTTTGTTGGGCGTACTTGGATAGGCGTTCGGCAAACGCCTTATCCTGACCAAGCCGTTCCTGGATGTCCGGCTGCTGCGCGTAGCCCTGAATGATGCGCATAGCAAACTGGGCACCGTTAGGCCGCGCTGGCGTCTCAATGCCGGCGTAAATCTTGGATAGGTCGTCCGCAACGTCCTTCATCATCTTCTGGGACGCTGCCTCCACCGGCTGCAACACGTAGTCCGCCATCACCGGGTTGATGGAGTAGGCCGCAATCTCAAGAAGTTGGTTCATGCCGAGGCGTCCCTCCATGTCCAATTGTCGCAAGCCAACAAGCTGCTGAATCTGCTTCTCAGCAGTTTCGGGGTCGTTCATGCGCACGTCAAAGTCGATAAACGTGTCGTAGATTTCGTCGGGGCTTCCCTTCTGGAACCGCTGCGGATCGGGATTTCCCGTTACGCGGAAGAACACCTCGTCTGGGCCAAATCGCTGAAATGCCTTGAAGGCCATGTTCAGCACCTCGGAAACGTGTCCAAGGAACTTGTCTACAAAGAACTGCTGGCGGCTGATAGACAGCGGGTTGCCCTTCTCCAGACCACAAATGCGGTCGGCCTCGGTGAGCATTGCCTGCTCCATTTCCACAGAGCCAGGGTTAAACTGCGGCACAGGGGCATACTGAATTTCACCCAGCCGGCGATAGGGAATGTCCGCTCCCGGCCCCCAGTTGGCGGGCGGGTCGTTGTTTATCGGGTAGAGCTTCGGCGGAACCGTAGCAAGGCTGTTACGGTCAATGCGGCTGTCCCGCTCCACCTTCACCTGCCACATAGCCCCACGAAGCTGTTCTGGCAGCGTAGAAAGCTCATAAAGCCGTTTGTTATCCTCGGACAGCTTGGTGACTACGTAGGGGTAGTTGTCGTAGCCGTTAAGCAGCTCAAACTTGAGGTAGCGCGGCTCCTTCTCCATCTGCTTCAGCTTGGGGCTAAAGATGGTGACGTAGATGCCCTCGCTATTGTCGTCTTGGTCAATGAGTCGCTGGTAGCCGTAGATGATTTCATACAGCTCCTCTGTGCCGCCAATCTCCTGCCTGCTGCTAATGCTGTCAGAGCGGGGGTCGTCCGACGCCACCGACGTAGCACACGTCTCTACAATTTCGTCCGCCACGTCCGCGTCCCAGCCTTCCGCAGCCACCTTGTTGTAAATCTGCTGCGCCGTCATCATCACTTTGCGGAAGCAGTACGGGGCCTTCTGCGGGTCCATCGTGTATGCCGGGAAGAACACGTCACCGTCTGGGGCACAGGAATGGACGCATGGGGCGTTTACGCTGGTCTTGCTCACTGGCAACTCCGCCGTCCCGTTCTTGCGAAGCTGGTTCAGCGCCTTGCGCGCCCGCTTATCCTTCAGGCCGGGGAACGCCTGCTTCAGCATTGCAATGATGTCGTCATCGCTCTGACCGCCCAAGATAGCCTGAGCCAACTCTGGACTCTGGGCGGCAATCTGCTGGATGTCCAGCCGTTGCAGGTAGGTGCGCTGCTCGCGCTGCCACCCAACGTAAGTAATCATTATGCCGCGCTCAAGTAGATAGTTGGCCCCCAACTCCATCTGGCGCTTAAAGCCTGGAATATAGGAGTTCTCCATCCACTTGAGGAACTGGCTCACCACCTTGGCCCGCCCGGTATCCTCAAATCCTACCGGAAACGCCCTAATGTTGGCCCGCTGCAACGACAGCATGAACAGGGCAACGTAGGTGTTAATCCGCTCGTCCACCACCGACACGTCAATGTCGCTAGCCCCCTCCCACGGGAATACGCTCGCCCCGTGCTTCCGCATGTCCTTTGCCTTACCGGGCCAAATGTTGCGCCGGTAGTTGAAACTATCGCGGGTGCTGTCGAGATACCAGCCGAGGTCGTTTATCGTCTGCTCGTAGGCATCCTTTAAGGCAAGAACATCCGGTTCGTCGCCGACGTAGGTGAGGCTTTCAGCCCGATCACTCTTCTGCATGGAGTTTTGCTTTAATGGACTCGGTTATGGAATAGGCTATTCCCTTGTGAGCCCCAATCTTATCAGCAAGTACCTCTGGCTTCATCTCTTGGTACTGGGCGTGCAGGCTACGCATGAGTATCTCGTACCCAAGCAAACGGTCCATCTGCTCACCCAGCCAAACCGGGTCGGTTGACGGATCGGCAAAAAGATCGGCAACTTTAGCCTTATCCACCAAGGGATTCGTGTCGGTATGTGGTTCCACCGGAGGCATCTGTAATTGCGTCAACCCAAATGTTCTTGCCGACAAGAATACCCTGCAATTTGCGCGGTATGACGCACAGGTGCTTGTTGTCCTTGCCCTCAATTTTGATGAACACGTACTTGGGGTTGGCTGCGTTGGCCAGCACCTTAGCCCGATAGCGGGTGGGAACGGCAAGTGGAATGTCCAACGCCAGCCGCAGCTTGTCCATGCCTTCCGGCGTGACCCACAGCTTTCCATTCACGTCGCGAATAGCTTCGTGCTCTGTAAGCTTTGCCTTAATGAGTTTGGCCAGCACAATGTTGCTGCTGCCAAGCCGCTTTACCGCCTCACTGAATTTGATGTTCATTAGTAGCCCCTTGCTCCCTGCGCCTGACGTACAGGCTTCCGTTCGTAGTAGCCAAGATTGCTGATGGCCAAATAGCGCAGCACGTCGATCGGGTCCTTTTGGGCCTCGTCTGACCCGTCCTCTCCGGTGTACTCCTGAAACGCCGTGATGATGTTCTGGCAGCGATCCGAAACGTAGAAATGCGGTCGATTAATGGCGTCTATCGGTCGTTTTCGATCGTAAGCCAGCTTCGTCTGAAGCGCCTGCAAGCCGTCCTCAATCTCAAGCCCTGGTGCCGGGATGAACACGAGTCCAGCATCCACCAACTCCTCGATGATTGACGACGCCCCATTGTGGGTCATGTACTTGGCTGCACCCATTCGTGGGTCAATCAGCCGCTCCACGATGGTGTCCTTGGTGTCACTCTCTAGCTGGCAAATGAGGTCAACATAGTCCCGTATGCCGTAGCCAAGCCCCTTGGCTCCTTCACCAGACCGCCATTCACCGCTACGCCATTCCGCCCAAGGCCCAACGTTGATGTCGGGCCATTCCCGGTAAACCCACCACGTTCCGGCCTTGTCGATCCCAACCCACGCCATGAACCAGTTCTTACGCCCCGCTGGGTCCAGCACCATGTACTTCGTCAGCCCATCCTTTGGCATCTGCTCGTGCTTCACCACGTTCACGTCCACAGAGAAGTTGGGGAACTTGCTCGTGTAGCTCTTGGTGGGCACTCCGTAGGCTGCCGTCAGCGTGTAATTGGGGTCATTCTTTGCCTTGCATTGCTCAACAATGGTGGCGTACCCAGACCACGGATTGTCCTTGCTGTGGAAATAGACAATGCCAGTGTTCTTCTTGGCGTTGTGCTGCACGTAGGGCACCACGTACCCCGGCTTGCCATGCACCTGCTCCATTAGTTCCGCAACCCGCTGCTCCTTGGTGTCGGCACCATCGAGGAAGTACCGGACAGTCTCCGTAATGCCGTCCTTGGGCGTAAACGTCAGCAACAGCTTGGCATCCAATGTAGCAAGGCGCAGGTAGAGGCGGTCAAGCAACTCCATGCCAAGCAAATACTCGTCTAGCCACGCTCCAAGGTTGGCAATGGTGGGAGCCCTGCTGCCCAACTCCATGCCCTCCAGAATCGTCTGATTCTGCTGGAACTGGGTGTACGTCTTGAAAACAATCCGGCTCTTGTTCGGCAACACCAGCGACTTGTTGCTAAAGCCGTTCTGAATCGAATAGCTGATGTAGTGGTCTTCCTCGGTAGCCTTCTTCTTCAGCTCCGCCGGCAAGTAGTGGTACACCGCAGGCTGCTGAACAAGGATGGATGTCTCGTCGCTCTGGCTGAAACAGAACAGCAGGCTACCTGGGTTCTCAATGGCCGCCCTTACCACCGCCCGTGCCCCATAATAAGTTTTGGCGCTTCGGTTGGCCCCAAGTAGCAGCAACGTCCTAAATTGGCTTAAAAGCCCGTCTGCGACCTTCCAGTGATCCAGCACCCACCCATACCGATAGGGGTCCAGTTCCGCGTTCCTGACCGCCTCCTGATAAGCCTTGTGTAGCGCCAGCAATTCCTCCGGCTCCATCACCGCCACCTCTTCGTCGGTGGGCGGCTTTAGAATAGGGTGATTGGGCCAGACTAGCGCCATTCCGTGCCCCCGCCGGTTACAATCGTCTTGCTGGGAACAAACTGCCCCGTATGCGTTTGGTGGCCTACCCAGAACGGCACTCCACTGTGCGTTGTACCGCCCCACATAGCCCGCAACGCCTTGTTCTCAGCCTCCACCATGTCCAGCCGCTCCCCCAGCGCCGCAAGCTCAATCTGCAACGTAGCCACGTCCCGCTCCACCTGCCTCATGCGCTTGTGATCAACCACCGCCTCAATTCGTTTGCTTTTGCTCATTGTTTGGTTCCTCCACCACAACCTCCACCGAAGCCCCCACCAACTTAGCCCGCGCCCGCTCCCTGGCCGCCGCCACCATCGCCGCGGCTTCCTCCAGCGTTGTCCCCTTCTGGTGCTCAATCACCATCCGGTTGCCCTCCGTTAGCTGCGTAAACCCCCTCGTAGCCAACTCACTTACCATCGCCAAATCCCGCACATTCACCTTCTTCAACTCCTCCTCGTCTTCCGCCAGCATCTCCATCTTCCTAAGCTGCAAATCCTGAGCCACCTGCGCCACCTGCACATTCCGCCTAGCCAACCACTCCTTCCGCTCCGTGATCAACGGCATGTACCTGTTCTTGAACTTGTAGTAGTCGCCACCACCCAAGCCCCACTTGTCCATGAAATCACTCTTGGACATCAAACTCACCAGATCAGCCACCATCTCAGCAGCCTTCGCCGGATTGACGTTCTCTCGCTGGCTGCCACGAAGCTGCGCCCCTTGCTTAATAACAGCCTGCACCGCCTTCTCCTTCCAGTTGGGCTCCTGCTTCTTCTTGGGCATATGCTTAAAGGCTGTCGTAATAGGCTTTCCACTGCTCGTCATCATTGTCCAACAGCTCTTCCAGCCGCTTTGGATCGCTGCCCTTGTAGTCCGCCCGCGTAACCGTCGCCCACACCGCCTCCCGCAGCAGCTTTGCCTGCTCCACACGCTCACGCTTAACAACGTCCTCCCACTGCCTAACACCAACCTTGTCCGCAAACACGTCCCTCCAAAGCTGATGGGCTTCCTCAATTGTCATTGAACCACCCCAAGACCACCACTTCCACATGTCAAGCCCTTTGTTGCGGTTACACCACACTTATTTATTTCGCAAAATAGTGCGTAACTTTTTACCCGGCTCCCCCGTCCCCTTACGAAGTAAGGTTTACAGGTGTATCCTGTCGTAGACAGCCAACACACAAAAACACCAACTTTTTCAAAGTTACTTTGCCACAAACACAATATTTTAATTGCCTCAACAACACACACATAAACCATCTTCGCAAAATAAAGCTTGACACGTCCAAATTCCCTCCTTAGCAACCTAATTAGCACAATCCCTACCGGTATAACGCGC